TTCAGAATTTCCGTAAAAGAAGAAGGGTAAGTTCACATAGTATGTGCGATCCTGGGTCGACTGCGTCGTGTCGATCTAGCCGGTCAAGAGCTTGAGGCCGGGCTGGTTCTCCTGAGAGACCGTAAGATCGTTGTAAATCTCGATGGCTTCACCTGTCAGGGACTGTATGAGCTGGCCGCCTATGCGGAGCTCGGCGCTTTCGATCATGTAGGTCCCGACCGAGTCCACATATTCATAGGTGTTTGGTGTTGGGGCCGTCAGGCCAACCACCGTGACGAATGCGTTGGCCGTGACGTTCGAGGCTCCACCCGGGCTGATGGTCGCCACGTCTAGGAAAAAGACGTTGGACACGTTGGTGCACTGGGCCACAACGTCGATGGTATAAGGCCCGATGGTGCCGATGCTCAAAGGGCTCGAGACTTGGTACACGGGGGCACCCGGCCGCGTGTCGCTCGTGGACTGAAAGAGGGCCAGGTTGGTCACGTAGGCGTTGCCCGTCTCAAAGTACGCCTGAAACTTGTACGAGCCGACATTCGAAAACTGGATATTTCCGTTTGGCGTGACGCTGATGTGTCTCGAGGTGCCTCTGGGGGCCATGGTCCTTGAAAAACTGATTGGGGTCGTCAAGGGGGTGGTGGACTGTGCGACCTGGGAGAAAACGTTGCCGAGAAAAAGCAGACCGTTCTTTTTAAAACTGTTTGGCTGGGTGGTGGTGCCAGTCGGCACGCCAATCTGTTCGACGACAAACCACGTGGCGGTGGTTGCGAGCGTCGCCGCCGAGTCGGTCGTCAGACTTATGCGGTACCGGTCGGTAGTATTCGTGACGTGGACGGGCAAGGTGAAGTTGATGGTCGGGCTGCGCGTCTGGGTCGTGTTCCACGTGATGACGTTCGAGACGACGGCATTGCTGAGAGTCACGGAGAAGACGTTGGCACCGGTGGTTGAGAGGGTCCCGCGGATGTTGTAAACGCCGGTCGTGAGGAACGTGAAGGTGTTGCTGGCCGGGACGGGTGCGAGCTGCGGGAAGAAGCCCGTCTGTGTCCAATTGAGGCCCAGGTTAACAGTCTTGTTGACGAGGGACTGGTTCGAACCCAGTGTCCAGTACTGATTGACGTCCGTTACGTGAATTTCGGTGCCCAGTGTACCGTCGCCTATGGTCAGTGGGGTGGCGCTCTGGGCCTCGACGTCTAGGTAGTAGTACTGGGACACATCAGTAACGTTGACGGGTAGGATGGCGAGGGGGGTCAGGGGCATGGCCATGACGAGCCACGAGTAGATGTAGTCGTTCCAGGCCCACTGACCAGCGGTGGGCGTGCCCGTGACCCACGTGCCGGCCGGGTGGCCGTCCTGCCCCCAGTGACCTATGCCTATACGCGAGACGGGCCCCGAGACGTTGAGCGTCACCGCGATGATGTACGTGCCGACCGCGCCAAACTTGAAGCACCCACCGGGGGTGTACGATATGATGGGGGTGTTGCCGAGGGGCGCTGGCCAGAGGCTCAGGTTTACAAACTGGGCGTAGTAACCGGGTGAGGTGGGCGTCACGGATGTGAGCAGCACAGAGCTTGCGACGTTTGTGACCAGAGAGTCCGTGAGATTTTGGGACGTGGCGACGGAGGTGGGAACCCAGCCAGACTGGGCCCACGTAAAGTCGGCCGAGGAGCCGTGGGTCGAGCCAGGGCTCACGTCCCACTGGAGGGTGTTGGAGGTGGGCTGGCGCGTGAAGTTGTGAGGGTCCAGACCCCAAAAGACGCCTATGGTTGTGGCGTCGGCGACGTTCACAGTCACGTTTGAACAATTGAAGGTGAATTTAGAGGTGTTTGTGCTATAGCTGACGTAAGGGTTCAGCGCCGACTGGCTCAGCCAGCCGGTGGGCCCTAGGGCCGTGGATATGGCGTACGTGTCGAGCACGCCGATATTCACCTGAAGGGCCGCTGAAAGGTTCCCGTTAATGAAAAGAAAAGGAATGGGTCTCTGAAGGTTGATGGATATGGGCCATGAAAAGTCGGTCGAGGTTGGGGCGAGGGCCGGGAGGGTGACGGCCAGGGTTGCTCCTCGTACGAGATCTCCTTTGTAGGGAATTCTACAGACGGATTGGGCACCCCATTGAATCTGCTGACCCTGAAACGGGATGTTGAACGCCTGCAGGCTGAATGGGGTGTGTCGCCTGTAGACGGCCGAGAAGTACGACACGGCCGGCATGCCCGTGAGGTACGCGTCTTGTTGTCCGATGGCCGCGAGCTGTACAGCCCCTGCGGACATTCCTACTAATTGCGTAGCAATTAATTCCCCTGGGATCACGACAGAGGGCCTTCGGCCCTCCCTCGGTCTCGTGCGCTCCTTCAGGCCCCTGAATTTCACGGGTACTCTCAGGAATGAATATTCAACTGAAAAAGTTCGATCCGAGCAAGATGGCCGACGACAAGGTTTGCGTATTCATCGGCAAGCGTGGCACGGGCAAGTCGACGCTCGTGACGGACATCTTGTGGCACAAGCGCGGGATCCCGTCGGGCATCGCCATGTCAGGCACGGAGGAGGGCAATGGTCACTACAAGCAGTTCATACCCGACCTCTTCGTCTATGGCGACTATAACCGTGACGCCATCGAAAAGATCATAGAGCGTCAAAAGCGGAACGTGGCAGCCGGCAAGGCCACCCCTGTGTTCATCCTTATGGACGACTGCATGTACGACCGGAGCTTCATGCGCGACACGGTGATCCGCCAGCTCTTTATGAACGGGCGCCACTGGAAGATATTCTTCATGATGACGACTCAGTACTGTATGGATATGACGCCTATGATTCGGACGAACGTGGACTATGTCTTTGTTCTGCGTGACAACGTCCGTCAGAATCGTGAAAATCTTTACAAGGCTTTTTTTGGAGTCTTTCCAACCTTTGACCAGTTTTGCCAGGTGATGGACGCCTGTACGGAGAATTACGAGTGCCTGGTCCTCGACAACACCTCCAAGAGCAACGACGTGACCAACTGCGTGTTCTGGTACAAGGCGGCCCTCAGAAAGAACTTCAAGTGCGGGTCGGCTGCATTTTGGCAGTTTCACCAGCGCAACTACAACCCCAAGCACTCCGGGGCTCCTAGCACCACGGCCCTAGCACGCAAGCCAGGCGCGTCAGCGGTCACGGTAAAGAAACTTCCGCCAAAGTAAATGGAGTCGTTTGATGCGAGTGGCTCGACCGACATCACGTCGTCCATCCCCACGGGCCTGCTCGAGGAGCCGCTGAATAACGGCGAAAAAAACATTGGTCAAAATCAAATGGCGGAGTTCTCAACTGCTCTTGATGACGTGGTGCCGCCCGGCCCTTCTATGCAGATGCAGGACATGGCGTTCGGTCCGGTCGCCGGCCCGCCGCAGACTCAGCAGCAGCAGCCGCAGCAGTCGGCCGGCCGCAAGATCCCGTTCGGTCTGACGCCCGAGCAGTACATGGCGCTGCTCGCGGGCCTTGCGGCGGTCGTGGCGACCAGCAAGCCGATCCAGGAGAAGGTGGCCCAGTTCATGCCGAACCTGGTCGAGGGCTCGGTCAGCGCGATGGCCGTGACGGCAGCCCTGGCGGCTCTGGTCTTTTTCCTGGCTCATCGGTTCCTGAACTGAAGGGCGGGTGGGCCTCCGTCCTTCAGGGCCCCTCGGGGCGCAATTCGTGAGAAAAGAGAGTCTTCGACTCTCGACCCGCTCACGGTTTGATATTCTCCCCACAGAACGGCCCCACGTCACCCGGTGTGTAGAGGCCCCTTTGGGCGCAGTACTTGCGAAAATCTTTGAAATTCCGCCAGAAGGCGTCAGAATGTTCATATTCCCGAACTGTCGAGTGTGACAATTCGTGAATGAGTACATGCATGGCCGTGTTGATACGGGTCTCGTCGGTCGAGTCCCCGTCCAGACACAGATAGATCTCGTATCCCTTATTGACGTTGTAGGCTATGGCCCCCTTTGACTTGTCCCAGCCGCACATGCCCGTCAGGATCACGGGCTTTTTGACGGGCTCCCAACGCGGATCGAGTTTGGGGTCGTCGTGGAGGGTCTGCATGAGGCGCTCGTAGCGGTCACGCACCTTGACCAGTAGGTCGGGCGGTCTGTTGGTCGCGACGATCACGATGATGAGGGCCAGGCCGAGAGCCCACACGACCCACGCGTCCATACTGATACTAGGCGACTAATTTTTCCTGAACACAAAGCTCGAGTACAGATCCGACACGTGGCCGTTGGGCGTCGGAAGCATGGGCTCCCACACGAGGCGCGTGAAGCCATGCATGGCGAGGGCTTGCGTCAGGTCGTGTGCGTCGAGCATGGGTTCGCTCTTGGGCCCATCTGCATAGAAAGGACCGTCCGTGAGGCCGACCAGCAACTTGCCATCCCTGATCTCGAGGGTATTTCCTAGTGGGTCCTTGAACTGGCCACCCCCCGTGAGGAGCTCGGCCCGAGCGAGTTCGGGCGTGATGCCGATGAGCAGACCGCCCGGCTTGACGGCGCGTCGGATGGCCTCGATCGATTCAGTGAAGATTTGTTCGCTTTCAAAAATATAGTGCAAAGAAAAATTGTAACAAACGACGTCGAACGGCCCTGCCGCCACCGCTTGGCGCACGTCACCTGTGCCGAGAAACCATACGCCAAAACCAATGTCCAGGGCGCGCCTCTC